TGGTCTATATTTTACTTCTTTTCCATTTGAAGGAATAGTCAACATATATGTTGGCGTACTGCTCATAGGTAAAGCCATATTCAATCTCCTTTAGTCATATTCTTAATAAGTTTATTCAACTCAGCTGTGCTACCAACAAAGATAGCATTATTATTTGTTACCTGCTTCGCTGCTTCAGCTTTTGCAGGAGCATCAAGTTTTTGTTTCTGCTGATGTAAGTCCATCAATTGTTGGTTTACATCTGCTAATTGTTTCATCAAATTTCCAACAACCTCAAAAGCACGTGGGTGCTCAGATTGTTTTGCAACTTCAAGAGCATCAGTTAAAGCAACTTGTCCTTGCTGCAGTAATACACGAAGATTGTTTCTGGCTACTGTATAGTCATCTTCAATCTTTTCATTTACTGGAGTTATAGCAGTCCCATTAGAATCTACGACTTCAACTGCAGTTGTTTTTTCAATTTTAACAGTGTCGAATACTTCTGACAACTTATCATCAATCTTCATAATAATCCTTTATTTATGCTCTACCGCTGTAACTCATCTGGTTGTAATCTTGTTGAAACCCTTGGAAGTTATCATTATATTGTTCTGGTACGCTAGGTTGACTAGTAAGTTCTCTGCCATTAATAGTTGGAACTTTTAAGAAACGATCCCATGGAGATTCTTTAGTTTCTTTAGGTGCAGCATATGCTTTTGATTTCCAATATTTGTATTGCATAGAAACTTGTAATTTCATAACTTCTTTTTGGTCATATCCAACTTGAATCTGTCCTATATTTTTAGGATAGCATTCATGCATGGTTATTTCGTATCTTTTTCTATCTTTTGTATCTTCAACGTCAATTTTAATTTCTGTTGTATATTCATCATAATAATTAAAATTTCTTGTAACTGGATGTTGAATTGAATTCATCCAAGTATCAAACAGTTTTTTAACTTCCATATTATTATCTACATAAAAAGTCATATTTGCATTATCATACATTTTTTCTGTTGGTGCTTCACGAATTTCTCCATGAATTCTTAACTGATTAGTAGCTAAAGTTATACCAGGGATTGTTATATCAGAACAATATAAAAGAACTTTTCTCATATTTGGAGAAGTTGTAATGCTTCTTGGTAATCTCATAGATACATTGTATCTGGAGGTTCTCATTAACCCCTCTGTTTTAACCATAGCAATGAAGTTCTTTAAATTACCGTTTTTTGGTTCAGACATTTTTATCTCATTTTTCTAAGTGAATCTGCCCAGACAGCATCTTTAGTTGATCCCATAAATCTTTCAACTGGTAGTAACATTGCTGTTGCCCAATCATTAGCAGGAATTTCTTTAAATGGAGATCTAACATGGTCTAGCAAATAATGTTTGACGCAAGGAATTGCTCCATTAAAGCGAGAAACTCCATCTATAAGTGCCCAAGAATATTTGATTCTTGTAGTTTCGTTCATTTTATCGTTACTTTTAAATATCATCAATCTATCCAATAACCTTACACGTAATTGGTAAGGTAAATAATGCATATTTAATCCAAGAAAACCACCTTCAACTTTTCTAAATGGAAATACTAAAGGGAATCTATCATAATAAGGTAGAGTTTCTTTTAGTTTTGGATCATAAAAATACATATAAAGTTTTCCTGGAGTTACACTAGATTTTAATGCTGATGTATCTCCTTGTAACAACTTTGGTGGTGTTACTCTTTGTTTAGATAATAACAATACCTGTTGTTCAAACCACGAACGAGACTTTTTTGCTGCGCTCGTAAGGTCGTATTGATTCTTATCAAAAACGTCTTGTAAAGTAGTTGGTTTTTTAGCCATATTATTATTTAGGCATTATAAGCCAAGTTCGTTTTCCGTAATAATCTTAAATTCCCAGCCACGATCTTTGGCATATTCTGTGGCTGCTTTCCATTTTGCTTGATTTTTTATAAACATCATAGACTCAGCTAAGTATTTTTGAGTTTGGCGTCCTGGATATTCTGGTGGTTGGGTTTGTTTGAGTGGTTTGACTTCTATAAGGTAGGTTTTTAATAGCCCATCCTTTTGTCTAACTTGAATCTGAAAGTCTACAAAATAACGATGAATTCTGTTATCTGTAGGACATCTATATGGAACTACAGTTTCCTCTGACTTCCATTTAACTACAGATGGGTTTTTGTCGCACCAAGACGCAAATCTGGTTTCCCAAGAGCTGCGCATGATGATGTTGGTTGGATCTCCAGAGTATTTTTCTGGAAACACTGGTTTAAATAATCTTTTGTGAAACATGCCTAAATAATATGATAACGATCAACTATTTAGGTCCAGGAAACAAAATATGTCATATACAGACGAGATGGGTGTTGATTATGGTGATGCAGCCACCCAAATGAATGGTGGAACCACATCTACTCCAGCACCACAGCCACAACCAACTATACCACCAAAACCATTGGTCGGAGATCTGTATCAATCTAGAGCAAGAACTACATTTAGCGATAAACAATACAATATACAACAACATTCTTATCCTAAAGACCTTATGTCAGAAGAATATGGTGGTAATTATGTTGTATTTTATATTAATGTTGCTGTTGAATCTAAATTGTTCAATGATAAAACTGTTGAAACTGTAGCTGATATCCCTGCTAGAGATAGAGGTCCAACGATAGCTATGAATGAAAAACTTTATGACGACCCAACAAGTGGAAAATCTAAGTTGGCGTTTACAGGTTTAAACGCAGCTGGACAAGTTGTTGAGGGTGCTATCGGTGGAGGATTATTAGCTGGCAAGGGTGGTGCTTTGGTTGGAGCCACTTTAAATGCTGCACCAGCAGCAATCGGAATCGGCGCAGCAGCAACTCAAGCAGCTTCTGTAACTCGTGCGCAGAAAAGATTAAAAACTGCAATTGCGTTACACATACCAAATCAATTAAATATTCGTTATTCTGCTGGTTGGGGAGAAGAAGATACATTCACATACCAAGCTGCAGCAGCTGGAGCAGAAGCAATAATTAGAGCATTAAAAGATGGTAAAGATGTAAAACAACTTGGTAATGATGCTGCAGCTATAGTTGGTGCTATGGGATTAAAGAGTGATAAACAAGGTGCTGCTGCTAGTGCAGCTTTTGGATTAGCAGCAAACCCAAAGAAAGAACAAATATTTAAGAATGTTGATTTTAGATCTTTTGCGTTTGATTATATGTTCTTCCCAAGAAATAAAGACGAAGCAGAAAATATAATGCGAATTATTTATGAGTTTAAGTACCATATGCATCCAGAGTTTAAAGATGCTAACGAATTTTTATATGTTTACCCATCTGAGTTTGATATAGCATACTATCAAAACGGAAAAGAAAATCCAAACTTACATCGTCATACTTCTTGTGTTCTAACAGAAATGAATGTTAATTACACACCAAACGGACAATTTAATACATTTGATAATGGTATGCCAACGCAGATTAATGTAACATTAAGTTTCCGTGAACTTTCACTTCTATCTAAAGAAAAGATTAAGGACGGTCTATAATGTATTTCGAAGATTTCCCAAAGTTTTTATACGATTTCGATATTAAAGGAGAACGTAGAGCATTTGTTATTACAGATATAACAAGAAATATTCGTTTTCGCAGAGACGTTCTAGCAAATATCACTTTATACGACGAATATGATGTTGTAGATGGAGAAACTCCAGAAATAGTTGCCGAAAAGATTTATGGTAACGCTGAATATCATTGGGTTGTTATGTTGGTAAATGAAAGATTTGATTATAGAGCTGATTGGGTTATGGATTACCCAAGATTGTCTGCATATATTCAAGATAAGTATGGAGTTAATGCAGATTCTCCACATCACTATGTAGACGATAAAGGAAATATTGTTCACTCTTCTGCTCCTGGAGCAGTTTCAATTTCAAATCGTCAGTATGAAGAAGATTTAAATGAGAAGAAAAGAAGAATTAAACTTATTTCTCCAGAATTGTTAAATAGAATATTAACCGATTTCGATGAACTATTATAATGCAGTTACAACAAACATTAAGATTTGCTGGTGATGTATCAGTTGGTAAAATACGAGTAACATCACAAAGCGGATTCTTTCAAGATATTGCTAATCAAGTTATAGGTATACAAATTTTTGAAGATTTGTTATCGCCATTCATCACAGGAACTTTAATTATTAAAGATTCTTTGGATTTGGTCAATTTATTTCCATTTGTTGGCGAAGAGTATGTTGAATTAGATATTAAAACACCAACTCTAAGAACTGGCAATATTTCTGGTAAATTTTATATTTACAAAATGACCGATAGGGAATTGACTGGAGATAAACAAGTTGTTTATCAATTACATTTCACTTCGCAAGATGCTTTATTGGATTTAAACAAAAGCGTAAGTAAAACTTTTAGTGGTAAAATTTCTGATATTGCTAAAACATTATTAATTGATAAAGTTAATGGTATGCAAGTCAATAAAGCAAGTATTGTTGAAGATACATTTAATTCAACAAAATATACTTCTAATTTCTGGTCTCCAGTTAAAAATCTTTTATTTTTAACAAAGCACGCTATCAATAAAAATAAATCCCCAGGATACTTATTTTTTGAAAATAGAGATGGATATAATTTCGTTTCTTTAGAGTACTTGTATAAACAAAAGGTTAGTGCAGAATTCACTCACGATAATTATACTAGAGATGAAAGACCATTATCTGGTAGCGTTAAAAATATACAAGAAGATTATAAACGAATTATTAGTATTAAAATACCTACGGGAATAGATTATATTGATAGAATAACTTCTGGTGTTTATGGTTCTAGATTGTGGACTCATGATGTTACTTCCAAAAGATTTTCTAGTACAAATTATGATATGTTAAAAGACCCAAGAAAACAGGTTCGCTTAAATCAATACCCAGCAGCATCAAAGAAAGTAATATATCGTTACATTTCTTCTGTTATGTTTAAACCAAAAGCATATGGAACTATGGATGGTTTTGGGGATGTTACTAATACATCTATATTACAAGAAAGAATATCTTTACTTAAACAAGCAGAGTCAACCAAAATAGAAATTGTGGTTCCAGGTAGATGTGATTATACTGTTGGAAGAAAAGTTTATGTTAAACTTAACAAAATAGAACCTACAAGTAAAACAGATAAAAAAACTTTGGATAATATGTTTTCTGGCAATTATATTATATCAGCTACCAATCATTTTATTACAAAAGAAAAACACGAAACAACTTTAGAGTTAATTAAAGATTCTTTATTAGTTAATCTTGACAAGGTGAGATAATGCAATTATACACAGGATGCGTTGAAAACAGAGATGACCCACTAAAGATTGGACGATGTCAAGTTAGAATCGTTGGTATCCACACCCACGATAAAACAATTCTACCAACTGAAGATTTACCATGGGCATATCCTATGCAGCCATTAACTTCTGCTGCAATGAATGGTATTGGTTGGTCGCCAACTGGTCCAGTTCTTGGAACTTGGGTCATTATTATGTTTAGAGATGAAGACCAACAACAACCGATTATGCTTGGAACTATCGGTGGTATCCCACAATCAAAAAGTGCACAACTTGCAGCTGAGCAATCTACTGAAAATATATTCGCAACACAAGGTGGCGTATTAGTAGATAGTTCTGGTAATCCAGTTGTTGATGGATCAGGTAATCCTATTGGTGTTGGTAGCAGAGAAGCAACAGGAGATCCTAATGCTCCAACTTCTGCTGCAGCACCTCCACCAAATATTACTGAGCAACCAGTTCCCAATGAACCACCTGCTGCTGCATTAGCAGCTAAAATTCCAACAAAACCACCAGCAAATTCTACACCAAATCCAACAAAAGCTGAAGAGAATATAAAATTATTATTGGAAGCGTGCGATCAAGTTGGATTAACTAGCAAATATGCTAAATGCGCCATCCTTGGTATTTGTGGTGGAGAAAGTGGGTGGTTACCTGTTGAGGAATATACATATTATACTAAAGAATCTTTAATGAGAGTTTTTAAAGCATCATTTCCTCCAGGTTCTGACGCAGAAGCTGAAAAATATGCAAAATGGGATTTTAAAGTTAAAGGTAGAGAAGATTTCTTTAGAAAGTGTTATAGTCCTACTGGTAATGGTAAATTTGTAGGACATAAAGATCCAGATGATGGAGCCAAGTATTATGGAAGAGGATTTAATCAGATAACTGGTAAATCTATGTATAAACAGATTCAGGATTATTTAAAAACTAAAGGTATTAATATCGATTTAGTTAATAACCCAAAATCTATTGTAGATGACCCAAAAGTTTGTGCACTAGCCACTGTTGGATTTTATGCAACACAAGTTAAACATGATCCAAACGATCCAGGATATTTTATTGCAGCAAGAGCAAGAACTGGAGCAGATGCTGGTAATGGATATGCTAAGAAACAAAAGTTTTATGAGTATTTCTTAGGAGGAACAGTTGCTGTTGAACCTACAAATAAACCAGCAGCAGATACAACTCCACAATATAAACCTGCTGAAGTTAAAGAATTGCCACCAGCAAAACAAGCTGCGCTCTTAGAAAATAGATCTGATGTGGCAACAGTTGGATTTAAAGATCCACACGGTAAATATCCACTAAAACATTTATTAGACGAACCAGATACTAATCGTTTAGCACGTGGTGTTATAAAAGAAACTGCAGTTGAGTTTAAAGATTCAACTAGATCTAAACAACTGCCAACTGCAAACAGTGCAGAAATATGGGAACAGCCAATAGCACCATTTGGTGGAATGTATCCATATGCAAAAGTTTATGAGAGCGAGTCGGGTCATTTGTTCATTATGGATGACACTCCAACCCATGAGAATATAAGTTTATATCATCGCAAAGGAACATTTTTAGATGTTGATGCTAACGGAACTCAAGTAAATAAAATTGTAGGCGATGGCTATACTATCATTGATAGAAATGGATCCATTTATATTGCTGGTCGTGCTCAAGTTACAGTTGGTAATGGTATTAACCTTTTAGTTCAAGGTAATGCTGACATTCAAGTTAATGGAGCATCTACTATAAACTTAAAAAATAATGCA